GCAGTGATTGTGCCAACGTTGGTTGTACCGGCCGGGCAGGTTGGGGCACTGCCGCCAATGCTGCCGCAGATCGTTTGTGCTTCACATTGCTGAGCGCAAGGGTCGCCAAGCACCTCATCAGGCTCCGTTGGCGCTGGCGATGGCGGTGTGGCCGGTGGCGGATACCCACCAGGCGGTGGTGGCGCTGGCGGTGTCGTAGCCCCAGGAGCGGTCGGGAACTGCGGCAGCGGCGGCGCCAATCCAATCGCCTCCAAGAATGTGTCAGTGCTCACCTCAGTGGGCACGCTGGTGTCGTCTTCGCTGTTCTCATCACACAGCACGTTGCTACGCACTGCTTCGTAGACGTAGCCCAGCGGTTCAGCGGCCACCACGTCCAACGCCACCATGCTCCGGCCTTCAGCATCAATCGGGAAGTGCGTGCCGATGAACTCGATCTCACCGGTGCTCTGCTTGGTGATCTGATCGAGCTGATACAGGTAGTCATGCGTGCTGGTGCTGCCATCGCTGGCGGTCCTGGTGTAGGTCAACCGCACGATGTCTCCCTCCTCCAGGATCCGGTTGTAGACCTCAGGCCGACAGGTCCACGATGCCGTGTGTGTGCTCCACCGGCGCCTGGAGCGTCGATAGGCCATCGCCCTCACCGCGTGCAATTCATGCGTGCAGAACCCGCTCAGATCGTGCTGCTCGACGTTGCCGCTCTCACGGTCACCGGGATACCCCACCTCTGAGCTCTGCACGATGCCGAACTGGTTATCCGGCTGCTGACGCCACATGCCGATCATCAGAACCGGCTTCCGCTGCTCCAGTGGCGCGTAGTCGATCTGCAGTGATCCTGGGGTGATGAAGTCCTCATTGAACTCAAACTCCCAGGGCACAGGATCGGTGCTGATGCCGTAAGCGCCGTCGATCGGCAGCAGCGGCCGCAGTCCACGCTTGCCGTTAATCCTGGTTTCACGCAGCAGGAAATACGGCGCGTGATCTGCCACGAAATCAGCGAGGTTGCTGCTGTCGCTCACCTCAATGTCGCAATAAAGCTCGTTGGCATCAAGGAACAACGCCGCCGTCTCCAGGCGGGTTGTGTCGATCATGTCCGCCGGCAGCTTGGCGCTCTCCTCCAGTGCCAGCTTGAACAGATCAGCGAAGTTGCTGCTCGGGCCGCTGGTGGCGTCCGCCAGCCTGGTGACGGTGCGACCCTCACGGCAGAACACATAGATCTGCTTCTCCCAGTCGCTGCTGCCGTCTGGGTAGGTGTTGGTGAAGGACATGGTGGACATGCCTTCATAGGTGCCGTAGCTGCCGCAGTAGTCGGGCACATCCTGCAGCTCGTAGCCGACCAGCTCGGTCAGGAAATTGCCAGGCTCCCAGTCGCCTGCACGCTTGTCATAGGTCTGAGTGAAACTACCTACGCGACAGGCGCACTGAAACACATCGCGCACCTGCACCGAACCCATTGGCCCATCGCCCAGGATCAGGTGATAGTTAGCGGTGACGGTGTTGCTGCTGTCGTTGGTGTAGCGAGCATCGGTCGCAGATGGCGCCAACAGGACACCACCTCGATCGCCGATCCGCCTGGAGAACACCACAGGGATCGGCTGACCGATCGCCGCGGCCTTCTGGCGCGTGCACAGTGGATCAGCAGCAGCAACGGCCGGCTCGTCCTTCAGCGGTGGCTGCACCTCCTGCTCAGGCGGCAACGCCTGCGCTACAGCGGCAGCCTTCGGGAACTGAACAGAACCACCACCGAAGCCGCCACCACCGCCGCTGTAGCCACCGCTGGCGCTCTGTCCAGGTTTGGCACCGAAGCCGATCGAACCGCCGCTGGCCATCAGATCTTCATCCCCATACCCATCAGGTTCGTGGTCAACGTGCGCGGCGGAAACTGCGCACCGACCGGGGCCAAGCTGCTGCCCAGCTCGAGCGTGTACTGAAAGTCTGCCTCAGATGCACCGGTGATCTCACCAAGGAAGCGCGAGATCAATGTCTGACCAGCATCCGGCGCCGTCACGCCAGCTGTATCCGTGTCGAACTCATAGGTCTCGATCTCGAACAGGCGGCTCTGCTCCATCGCCAGCTGGACCTGTTGAACAACGATCGCTATCGCCGGGAGCGTGATCGTGACGCCAGCCTCATCACCGGTCAGGCCAGAGGCCACGCCAGAGGCCGTGAACGCGATGTAGGTCCAGCTGGCGCTGTCCCAGCTCACGATCCTGTTGCTATACCAGTTCTGCCAACGCTGGTAGGTGATGCCTGCAGCGTCATAGATGCGCAGGAACTGCGACTGTGCCCTGGCCATCAGCGGACACCTACAGCGCGACGGCCGGCCGGTGTGCGCAGCCTGTTCAGCGTGGCCGCCTCAGTGGCTCGCATGGCCTGCATCAGATCCTGCACGGTGACCCATTGCTGGTTCTCAGCCTGCAGGACCGGGCCGGTGGTGATGTTGATCGGCGCCGGCCTGGTGTTCGCTGCACCGGTGCCAGCAGTGGCAGCGAGGTAGTTGGCAGACGTGGCCGCCATCTTGGACTCGGGGATGATGAACTCCCGCTCACCACCTTCGCCGACCATGGCCAGCGTGGGGCGATCGACCACACCACCTTCAGCGAAGGCGGGCACAGTGATAGTCGGGATCAGCGGAATGTCCGGCAGCGTCGGGATGCTGTTGTAGCCGGCGATCAGGCGGTTGATGTTGCCGGTGGCAGTGTTGATGCCATTGGCCACGAACTGCAACAGGCCGCGGAAGATCCCTTTGATCGTGTTGATCGCAGCAGTGAATGGAGCAGTGAGCGTCTGCTTCAGCTTGTCGAATGCTGCAGTCAGGCCTTTGACCACGATGTTGCCGTTCGTGATCACCGGCTGAACGAAGCTGTCATAGAAGAACTTGGCGGCACCCTCCAGCACGGACTTGATCACGTCGAAGGCCTCTGCCACCTGATCACGGAAGGCGTAGATGGCAACACCAGCCGCAACGGCCAGCGCAATCCAGCCGACAGGGCCGGTGAAGACAGCCGCAATAGCAGCAAGCAGACCACCGCCGCCAGTGAGGCCACCAATAAGTGAGCTGATCGCTGCGATCAATCCACCGGAGCCGGCGAACAATGCAATGATCGAACTGATGCCAGAGATGATCGGCCCTGCAACAGCGACGATGCCCCTGAGCGCACCAAGGGCAAGCACAAGCCCACCCAGGACAACAATGGCCGTTTGCACAGGCTCTGGCAGCTTCACGATCAGATCCACCAGTCCGGTGAGGCCCTTCACCAGCGGCTCGATCACAGTCGCAACGTTGTCACCAAGCGCAACCTGCAGGTCGTAGAACTTTTCGCCGAGTGTGTCGAAGGCACCGGCAAGGCCCGTAGCGGCGGCCACAGCATTGCCGCCATATTGCTTTTCAAGCTCAGCCAGGATCAGCCTCTGCGCTTCAGCCTGATTGCCGGTCTCAACCAGTGTCTCGATGAGTGTCTTCTGATCCTCAGTGAACTGGATGCCAGATCGACTTAACGCAGACAGGCCCTTAGCCGGATCGTTCAACGCCTTGGCCAGTTGCATGAAGGCACTGGATACATCCGTGCCGCTTGTCTGCGCGACATCCGCCGCAGCCTTCGCTACTGCCTCATAGCTGCCAACGCCAATCTCCTGAAAGCTGGTCAGCAGGCCAAATCCCTTGCGAAAATCCTCCTCATTGAAGAGAGTCGCTTCGCCTAAATCACTGGCGATCTTCTGTAGCTTCTCCAGCTCACCACTTGAGGCCCCAACATTCTTGAGGCCATTCTCAAGCAGTTTGGTCTCAGTCTGGAAGTCGCTGAACGTATCAATCGCGCCCTTCAGTGCTGCACCTGCGCCCATCGCCACAAGAGCACTGGTAGCAGCACGCGCAGCGCCAGCCATGCTGCCGAGGCCTTGCGCAAGGTTGCCGGCCTTGGCCTGAACGCCGGTCAGCGAGTTGCCCAGCTTGTCCACCGCAGAAATGCCGGTGACGTTGGCTTTGATCTTCAGCAGCGCCTCCATCACCGCCATCACTTGCCCCCTGCTTTGCGGTTGATCAGGTCACGGGCATGAAGCTCCATCACCTGGATGTCCTCCATTATCGCAGCGGTCACCTGAAGGCCGATCACGCCAGCAACCTGCAGCACAGCCACATAATCCAGACCGATCACGCCAGCGGCCCCAGGCCGCCACTGAGTCAGGCATCGCTGGAACAGATCCACAGCAGGCGCCAGCTCCGCCCACAGGCTGAAGTCCTTCGCCTTCAGGTGATGCGCCTCCAGGATCACGCCATAGGCCGCCGCATCAGCTTCCAGCTGCGCCGTGTCACCCTTCCCGGAGAACAGGTGATCAACGGCGCCGGTCAGTTTTTTGCTCGTGCCTTGTCGTGCGCCTCGAAGAAGGTCACCACCAGTGCATCAGCCACAGCGGCCCGGTCCAGCAGCTGTGCCTTCCTGGCTGGTGTCATCTCCACCGGCTCACCATCAGCGGTGGTGATGCCCTCCCAGCCGGCAAGGATCTCGCTGGCGATCTCTCTGGTAGGAATCCCGTCGATGGCCTCGCCGCGCTTCGCTGCAACCTGAATGGCCTGGTACTGCAGCTGCACCTCCTCCATCCGTGATTGCGTCAGCCGGTTGAAGATCGCCGTGAACTGGTGCGTGCGGATCTTGCCGCCGTCCTGCACCTCACGAATGGTGATCGGGTGCGAGAACGTGGGCGACTGATCGAGGACGAAAGCCATGCAGATCAGGTGAAGGCGAGGGTGAAGTCGTCGTTACCGGACGATGTAGGCAGCAGACGGAAGGGCAGGGTGACGTGAGTCACGCTGTCGCTCTCCACGAAGGTGGGAGAGTCGAAAGCCGCCTGATCAGCGGTGAACGTCACGATGTTGCCAGCAGTGCCGCCGTGCGTCCAGGTGATCGTGCTCTCAGTCTGTGCGCTGGCTGCCGCGATGAAATCCTTCGTGGCGAAGGCCGGCAGTTCAATGGTGATGCTGCCGGTGGTGCGGCGATCGGTCAGGCGCACCTGCTTCGTGCAGCCAGCCTTCTGCTCGAACACCATCTCAACACCGAGGCTCAGGCTGAACTCGGTCATACAGGCAGAGAAGCCGTGCACGGTGACGGTCGCGGTGTTGTCAGCGTTGACAGCCACCGGTGCCGCCTGTGCGCTGTAGGTCTCGCTGGGACGGCTCACAGCAGTAGGTGCCGACCAGATGCCCATGTGAGAGAAGGCGATCGTCGGGATCGCGCCAACGCTCAGCGCCAGCTCAGCAGTGCCACGGATGCCCCCGATCGCTTGCCGGCTGCCGTTGTCGATGTAAAAGTCCATCGCGTAGCTGCTGAAGGCATCAGACACAGGCGCATAGGTCACGCTGGTGTCTGCCACGATGGTCTCGCTCAGGCCGGATGCCTTGAGCATCGGACCGAAGCGCGGCGCAGTTCCTGCAGTACCGCTGCCGGCCATCTCAACGGTGGCGCTGATCGGCACCGACCGCTGGCCAACCACGCTCTGCCGGTTGCCGAGGTAGTTCTGGATCGTCTCGCGCTCCAGCAACTCCATGCTGAGCGGTTCAACATCAAGCTCCGTGAACAGCAGCGCATCGGTGGCCGCTGGGCTGGGGTTGGTGTTGTAAGTGGACTCGGCCTTAACCAGGGCCAGTCGGTTGCGCCACAGGGCCATGGTCAATCCTCAGAAATCGGGGCAGCTGCTTCGGATTCATTCTGGCAGGGCTGCTCTTCACCAGGCTGCACAGTGCGTTGCAGACAAACCCACTGGCCATCTTTCAGTTCATAGCTGCCGCCACCAGGTGGCCGCGGTGGAATCGCTGCTGCCGATGCTTTGCGAGCCATAACGTCATGCCCTGATGTCGTCAGGCTAGCCCTGCGTCAGATCAGCCTCGCTGGTCCTGAACTGCACCTCATAGGTGTGCACCCACCAGATGCTGTTCATGTCCGCCTGGTCGATCTGCGGATCATCGTTCGTCGGCACGATGTCCACTGCCAAGCCGCCGATCGTGGTGTCGGCCATGATCAGCGCGTGAGCGGAGCTGATGATCGGATCGGCCAGCACATCCGGCGTGTTGCCCCGGCAGTGCACCACCACCTGCACGTCCATGGTCCAGTGGAGTTTGCAGGTGCTGTGCCGCCGGCAGCGGCCTGGGCCAGGCGAGATGATCAGCGACGGTGCCTCGGCCCTGCTGAACGCTTCTGCCCTGCTGCGATAGACAGCGACCACTCCGGTGGTGCTGGCCAACGTGGTGGCCAGGCTGCTCAGGATCTGCTCACGGATGCTGGCCATAGCAGCAGGTTAGCCGGGGACACTTCTATGCCTCGCTCAAGGTATCGCCGACGCGAGATCGCTCATCAGCGTTGATACGCGGGCATCGAGAAGGGCGAGGTCGAGGGATTCGCCCGCAGAGAAAAATGATAAGCGAGATGCAAGGTGTTGCCCTAGGGCAGGGTTTACAAATATGTAAAGTGTTGAGTCGGGTACGCCAGTGGACGCTTCAGATACTACGGCGCTGGAACTGTTAATCCTGCGCGTATAACTAGCTGAAGCACTTCTGCTGATACCCAAGAAACTACTCGCGGATACATTAATTGTAGAACCAGTTGTCTCTCGGCATCGAGTAAAAACATCAGTAGCGGTCAGGCTGATTTGAGTCCTTCCATTTGTGCCCGACAGTGGCCACTGAGCGATAGGCGTCCTGTAGTCAGGCGTCGCTGCGGTGACGCTTGAAGACAGATATATTGCCTGATGTGCGCTATTTTGCAACGGAGTAGGGCTTCCCATCGTCAAATACTTGGAGGACCCATTCCCAAGTAATCCAATCTTCCGGTCGTAATCACCGGCTCCGAACGGACCATTGTTTGTTGGTGTTGACATCGTGCTCACCAGCGGCACCAGCGCACCACTCAGTGTCCGAGCACCAGCAAGGATGCAGCTTGCTTTGATAGCGCCGAAGATACCGTCGGATTTGCAGCCAACGAAGAAGGCGTTGATTGCATCCTTGACGCCGACTTCTAGCAACTGACCATCAGCAGCTTCTACGGCGGTGATGTATGCCTGCGCATCGGCGTCATAACCACCGCCGCCAGCCGCCAAGCCGCCTAAGAACGCCGGGTCAAACAGTCCGAGAGTCACAGCACTTCCCCCATCAACTGCTGCTCAGTGCCATCCAGCGCAGAAACGAACTGCTCC